CTCAACTCTTCCGAGACCTCCGACTAATCCTCTTACACCACCAGCTTGTAGAGCATCAACGCTTGTAGCCTGCCTTTGTAAGGCTGCTTCTGTTTGTAACTCCGCCCCTAGTGTAGACACTCTTAGCCCTTCTGTTTGTGATAATTCTTGACGCTTAAAGTTTTGTAGCGCCTTTTTTGCTCTTTTAGCTCTAGCCGCTCCGGATATTGCGGTAGCAGCCCCTGCTGCTGCTGACACCCCTAACGCTATCGCTGTTCCAGTTGCTATTGCCATGCTTTAACTAATTCTAAAACGTTTTTATCGGACTCTATATATCCAGCCCTTTTATATCTTCTTAATAGGCTCTTGTTCTTTAAAATAACATGAGCGTATTTACATCCATTTTCATCTGCTAGCTCTAGAATACAATCTAAAAGAAAGTCTAAAGCTTCTCCTCTGTCTGAGTCTCTATATTCTTTGTTTGAAACCACAAACTCTGTCAGTCCAACCTTAGAATTTGTAAGGTATAAAAACCCTGCACAAATATCAATACTGTCTTTTGACACAATTAATCCAGTTTCTGGTAAAAAATCCTTGGGTGGTGCTTCCCATCCCCAGTTTTTCCACCATTTTAAAAGAACATTATCATAGTCCTCTCCAGAGACTGCTCTTAAATTAAATTTCATTAATGCAAATATACTAAATATTAAGGGAAGCTTTTCGAAACCTCTGAATTTACAGCAAAAACTTCAACCTTAGAATTACTTGTATTTGATATCTTAATATTTGCAAAATAACCTTTTAAACCATACGATTCTGCTACAGGAGACTTAGCCCCAAATATAAAATCGTTTACAGAAGGAGTAACCGCTGACGCACTTGTTGTTATAGACGTTCCTGTCATTCCTGATATAGTTCCAATTAATTGATAGCTACCTGACGTAGCCTTGTAAAGAGAATCTCCTACAGATATTTCAGAAGGAACTGAGGTAAAATTGTAAACATTTGTTGTAGCGCTAATAAGCATCCCAACCCCCTGAACAGACAATAACTCGGTATTGACTAAATCCGTAGCGTCTCTTCTTATATAAGAGTAATGAAACCCTTCTTTCTTTTCAAAGGAACTTTTATCTATATGACCCTGATCTAGATTTGTTGCAATAGTTACATCCCAATCTTTAGCATCTCCCTCAATTTCTATGGTTTTAAACATTTTAACATCTCCTGATGCGTCATTAGATACAAACTCTAACTCCGAAGGATATGTTGCTCCATAAAAGTTGTTTCTGTTGGCGTCATTTGCATGATGTTTATACAGCTGACCGCTTTTAAATGTGAAAAAATCCCCATTCATATTAACCATAGACTCTGGTATCCAGGAGTGGAAAGATGTCCATCCGTTTACATACTCACTAAAGCTTACCGTGTAGTTGTTTGACCCAGTAACTGTTGGGTTCTTATATGCCTGAGTAGATGGCGTTGTTGGGGTAACAGTTATCCCAGATGGAAGCGTATTAACGGGGCATTCGTCAGACAAATATTTTTCGATATAATCAGTGTCTGAAGCCACATTAGCTTTAGTTATGTTGGTAGGCTTTCCATTAACATATTTCCTTAGAGTTTTAACTTTTCTGTATCCTGATCTATATTTCATATCTACATGTTTATAGTTATGGTTTTACCAACAAATGGTTGTAGCGTATTATTAAAATAATCTCTCTCATAAAATATTGACGTAACTGCATTAGAAACAGAGGGAGGGGTGGCGCTTGTTGTAATTAACAATCCATATTTTGGAACAAAATCTATCATAGTTTTTACTATTGTAATTGTAGCATCTACAGTTCCAGTCATATTAGCAAATTTATCAAAGAAAGATCCGCCTATGAGCTCTAGCCCAGCATTGGCATTTATAGTAGAAGTTCCATTTGCTATAACTGTAGTATCGCCCCATTGACTAAAAGGCAGTGCAGATCCTGTAGTAATGAAAGATCCAAGGCTAGATTCTGTTTTTCCGACAGTAGCTGGAAAAGCATTGTTAAAACCAGACCCTGTTCTTTGAAGCTCCCATTCTAAATCTCCTAATGTATCAAGGCTTATAAACTGAGCCTTAAATGGCGTATACACTTTTTGACCGTTATTATCATAAGTAAAACTTCCTGTGTGAATTGTAACGGTAGAATCATCTGGATGAGAAAGTGTGTTGGTGTAACTTGTACTTCCCATAGAGCTTACTGTAATGTTTCCATTTGAGTCAACAGAAACTCCAGATCCTATGTCTCCAGAAGGAGATGAAGCGACTATTTGAGCTGTACTGCTATATGTTTGTCCAAAATCTTTGTTTTTAATATTTATAGTTACAGGAGGAAGTGTATTGTAATATGTATGCAACTTAATTGTTTCTTGATTGAAATTGCTTGATCTAAATGCAGGCCCTACTTTAAAACTATGCTGGTTGGATGCTGCTGTGTTAACCCCAGACACTATAAACGAATCTGTTCCGCTTGTAAAATTATGAGTACTATATGGTAATGGTGCGGATTGGTTCTGGATGTTAGTTATGTTGGAGCCGAAAATAAAAGTATCAGCACCAGCTCCGGATCCTCCTGCATGTGCAGTTACTTGTGGAAAAGTCAAAGACTGCGTAGGGGTTGGATGTCCAGTAGAAGTAAGCTGTTGAGTAGAAGATAAACTTCCGATAACCTCAAACCATCTAGTATTACAATATGTGCTTAATGTGCCAACCATTAAAGGGAATTGCTGCTCTGGGAATCCTGCCACTTTTCTTATGTTTGTGTTTACTGAGGTCAACACTGTTATTTCTTTAAAGCCAACGGGAACGCATATTGCAATTGCACTGTTTACGTTATTTGGCCTCATCCCTAGATTTCCAGCATCTACAAGGTCTGTAGTGTGCGCTTCTAATATTGCGTCATCAGGTATATCATTTATGCTTTGACCAGTTAAAGACTTTGCAGATTCATTCCTGTTTCTCATTATTCCTATTGTGTATCCTGCAGATACAGCTGCTGATTTTGTAATAAGCCTATCATAGATTGTTAGCCCAGTAGTGCTCCCATTTTGCCCATCATTAAATTTAGGAGTGTCTGTTAAATTAACAGATGACATAAGAACAGCACCGCCTGCATAGGGCATATATGTATACTCGCTTACCCTAACAGCTGAAGAAGCTATAGGTATGAAGCCTAAGGCTGAATCTGTTTGACTCTCATTGTCATTAAAAAAGTCTGATGTAAGCCTATTATTTGACGTTCCATATAGTCCAGTTGAGTTTGGAAAGAAATGATGTGTTTCTGTTGTAGGACAAGAGGTGCTTCTTCCTCCCCCTGAAGTATCACTGACTGCTGGTGTAGATCCATCTAATGGAGCAGAATCAACGGAATCAACTATATAGTCACTGTCTGTATCAGCAAGCAATGGATTTGTTCCAGCTGTTGCTTCTTGAGCATCAGTTAGTCCATCGTTATCGTCATCCGTGTCGGCATTATTACCAACACCATCTCCATCGGTATCTACACTTTCAGCTGCGTTTAGCGGGAAAGCATCATTGACATCTAACACGCCATCGTCATCATCATCTGTGTCTAAATAGTCATACGTTCCATCTCCGTCAGTATCAGGGGGAGTGCTAGTGCTATCCAAAGGATCTGTTCCTGCAGCTATTTCATCTGCATCTGGAACTCCGTCATTGTCATCATCAGTATCTGCATTATCTCCCGTACCATCTCCATCGTTATCTGTTGTTTCCGTAGAATCAAGAGGGAAAGCATCGCTGGTATCTGGAGTCCCGTCATTGTCATCATCTGTATCTATGGCGTTTGGTATGCCATCAGAATCTGTATCTGTTGGAGTGTCTGTACTGTCTAAAGGATTTGTCCCTAGCTGTGTTTCGTAAGCATCACTTATCCCATCTCCATCATCATCTAAATCAGCATTATCTCCGATACCATCAGAATCTGTATCTGTAGTTTCGGTTGCGTCTAAAGGAAAAGCGTCTGCGCTATCAAGTACCCCATCATTGTCATCATCAGTATCAGCATTATCCCCAACACCATCACTGTCAGTGTCTGTTGTTTCAGTTGCATCTAGCGGGAACGCATCAGAAGAGTCCGGAGTGCCATCATTATCATCATCTGTATCTGCATTGTCGCCTGTTCCGTCGCCATCTGTATCAGTTGTCTCTGACGCATCTAGTGGAAATGCATCTGACGTATCGAGTGTTCCGTCGTTATCATCGTCAGTATCCGCATTGTCACCAATTCCATCGCTATCTGTATCAACGCTTTCGGTTGCGTCTAGCGGGAATGCATCGCTTGAATCAGCAACTCCATCTCCGTCATCATCTGTGTCTGCATTATTTCCTATGCCATCACTATCTGTATCTATGGTTTCAGTTGAATCTAAAGGAAAAGCGTCTTGTAAATCTAAAACACCGTCATTGTCATCATCTAAATCAGCGTTATTTCCTACCCCATCTCCATCTGTATCCGTTGTTTCGGTAGCATCTAACGGAAAGGCGTCTTGAGTATCTAAAACACCGTCGTTATCGTCATCGGTATCAGCGTTATCACCAGTTCCATCACTATCTGTATCAACAGTCTCTGTGGAGTCTAAAGGAAACGCATCAGCTGTATCTAATACTCCATCGTTATCGTCATCTGTATCAGCGTTGTCACCGGTCCCATCTGAATCGGTGTCTGTGGTCTCAGTAGGATCTAATGGGAATGCATCGCTTGAGTCTAGTGTTCCGTCGTTATCATCGTCTGTGTCAACGTCATCAACCAACCCATCTCCATCACTATCGACTTCATTTACATCTGCTATTCCATCATTATCATCATCTGGGTCTGCATTGTCCCCAAGGCCGTCTGAATCAGAATCTACGGTTTCTGTAGAATCGAGTGGGAATGCGTCAGAGGAATCAAGGACGCCATCTCCATCGTCATCAGTATCTGCATTGTTCCCAATACCGTCTCCGTCTGTGTCTATGCTTTCTGTAGAATCTAAAGGAAATGCGTCTGCTGTATCTAATACCCCGTCACCATCGTCATCAGTGTCCTGATTATTTCCTATGCCATCTCCGTCAGTGTCAACAGATTCATTAGGATTTGTTGGCAAAGCATCGCTTGAGTCCGGAACCCCATCATTATCGTCATCCGTGTCAGTTGAATTAGGCGTGCCATCTCCGTCAGTATCGGTATCGTTGTTGTCATCAACTCCATCACCATCCATGTCGCCTTCATTAACATCTAAAATGCCATCGCCGTCATCATCTGTATCAGCGTTGTCTCCTGTTCCATCTGAGTCTGTGTCGGTTGTTTCGGTAGCGTCTAATGGGAATGTATCTTGAGCGTCATCAACCCCATCCCCATCGTCGTCAGTGTCAGCGTTATCTCCAACGCCATCCCCGTCCGTATCAACACTCTCTGTTGAATCTAGTGGGAACGCATCTGCGGTGTCAAGTACCCCGTCACCGTCGTCGTCTGTATCTATAGAATCAACAGTACCATCACTATCCGTGTCTGTGCTATCATATAAAACTTCACACTCCACCTCATCTTCTCTCCATTCTTCTTGAGATCCACGAAGTGATAATGAATAAGAGCGGTCGGTTGGATCATACCCCCCTATAACATCAGGAGTCACCTTTAAAGCGTCTCCGAACCAATCAAGCATTCCATAGTCTGATATTTGTGTTATGCCATCTTGAGATAGCCTACAAATGACCCTTCTTCTTTCATCTACAAAGTAAATTCTTCCCCCCCATATTACTACAGCGAAAGGATTAGCCGTAACTCCATATTCACCAAGATAAGGAATATCTTGCCCTAAAATATTTGTGCTAGAAGCAACATTTCCACTTCCATCGGCATTAAATAAAACACTCTTATTGAACAACAGTTTAGAAACTCTATTTTCTTGAAATACAACTAGGTCAGATTCTCTTCCTACAATCTTATTGATGCTTCCATAAAAGTCATCCATATCTTTGTAGTTTGCGGTAGACAGATTAAACTCATTTAATCCGTTGTATTTTGTTGTTTGGTCATAAACATTACTGTAGGTTAATGAAGTTGTTCTGTTGTTTTGTTTATAATCCTTTAAGTTTGATGATGGCCTATTTTCTGGCTCAAAAAACTTAGCATTAAAATCATCTTTTATTTTATAAGACTCAACACAATTTCCCCATGAAAAACAATTAAAAAACGGAAGCTCGAAGGTGGCTTGAGTTGAATCTGTTTGAGTTGTACCTCCAGAGGGAGCCTCGTGATACCCTTGACTATTTATATTGTATGTGGCCGGAAGCTCATAAAATATCTCAGAGTTTATTGTTTCTGGTTTTGTTTCTAAATTTATTATGTCAGTTGTCTGTCTTGTAAGTAAAACAAATGTGTTGTCTACTTTAACTCTTTTGCTTATTGATGTATTTTGCTGAAATTTAGAGCGTATAATCATTAAAAGATCACTGGTTAAAGAGTTGTTTATAACAGACTGATTAGAGCCATATGTTCCCCTTAAGAAAAATATTCTGTTTTCAGGAATATCAGCATTTAATGTAGCTTTAGCTCCGCTCTCATGATACCATTCCTCTAAGTTTTTAAACGTTTGATTAACTACAAATTCATGTGTTACAAACTGATCTCCCCTATTATACTCATCGTATGTAAAATTTATTATTGTTCCCAATCCTATTTCTTCTTCGGCTTGAGGGAAACTTCTAAACGTTGAAAAAGCTCTTTCATCTCTTACACTTGCGTTAGTGTAAAGGGCATTTATTGTTGAGGGTCTAGCGTTAAACATCCACCTGTCACCTATTGTGTGCCCAGTTGCGGCAGCAAAATCAATTGTCAAACCAGATCCAGTAAGAGCTACTGGGGTTCCTGGTGTAATAGTTAGGTTTGTTGCGCTCAAAGTATTTGTGCCATCATTGTCAAGGGTGTCGACTGACCACTGAAATGTGTCAACTATCAAAGATCCATCTCCATTGACGTCTACATTTATTCCGTCGATTTCAACCCTAATTCTAGCAAACTCTTCAGATATAGTGTATGTTCCACCAAGAGTTACATCAGTTACCGCTCCATTTGTGCCATAATAAAAAGGACCTTCAACTACTGAAGATGTAAACTGTATACCTAAAGGATTATCTCTTCCGTTACTAGAATCATCATAATCAGTATGTTCTGTTCTAAGAAAATCATCTATAGAAAGACTATATCCACTTGGTTTAAATTTAGCGTAAAACCCTGGCTGCTGTGCAATTGGAGGATCTCCGGTTCCTGGGTAAGTGTCATCTTCTAAAAAGTTAACGCCCTGTTCTTTCATCTCTAAAACTTGAGTCTCCACAAGACCTGTTTTAACACCCCTAGAGTCAGCTTTTACTACAAGAAATTCCCCTTCTTTTATTTTGTTCTTATCGTTGCCATTTAGCTGAACATAAACATAACCTGTTTCTTGTTCCTCATAAAATATCGCAGGAGATATACTTTCATAGTTTCCTTTGCTTTGCTTTATATATATTCTGTATTTTTTTGCAAAAGCAGGAGGCAGGTGATTTATTGTTACCTGCAATTTATTTTGTAGCTTTTGACTGCTTAACGGAATATTTGTGCTAGATTGGGGAGATGTAATAACAGTTGTGGCTCTACCATAATCGTCTAAATAAACAATTCCAGCTTCATAATCTTTGTTACTTTTTACACTTGAAACAGGAGGCGTAGTTATTGCTGCTGTTGCCGCTTGTAGATTAATGTCTGGTTTTACTTTATTTCCATTAGAATCAATAAGGTTAAAATTTTCTACATAATTTGCGTAAACAATCCTGTTGCCTATAAGTTGTTGAGTTTTTGCTTTTAATGGTACATTATCATATACCCTGAAAAGTTCTTTTTCTGCAAGGGCTTTGTATATTTTTGAGTTTTTAAACAAAAAGTTTTGCGTCGCATTATTTGCATAAGATTCATCTTCCTTGTTAATAGATTCCACAACGTACACAACACTAGAGTTGCTTTCTTTAAAAACAAGCTCTACGTCTGTAACGTTTTTTGATCCTGTATCAAACTGTATGCTTACCGATCCGTTTGCATTTACCATAGACTTATTTAGTCCGGTAGAAAAATCTAAAGAAAAAGATTTAGGAAAAAACGCTACTTCCGAAAAAGGCGACAACGCACTATACTCTCCATGCTTATACTTATATCTATAGGAAAAATAAAGAAATCTTTCTTCAATAGTATTTTCTTCATTTGTTGCGCTTTGAAGAGTTAAGACTGGTGGGTATAATGGGGGTTTTTGTATAACATCTATGTCATATTTATCAAAATCGTTTCCGTCTATAAGCTTGGCAGAATCAATTTCAATCCGTCTAGGAGGATTCAATCCATCTGTAAAAAATAAAAATCTTTTATCATTGTCAATATCTATAAGAATATTTGACTCAATAAAATTAGTTTTTGTAAAGTTCAAAACATTATTGTGCCCAGTTCTTGTGTCTATTAAAACAAATGAAGATGTGTTGTTGTCAGAATCGTATTCACAAATATAACTTCCTGAATCAGATCTTACAAACCAGTATATTTTGTTATTAACATCGTCAGCTACAGATCCAATACAAACAGGATTATTTCCCATGCTTAAACTAGACAGCACAGCATTAGAGATTTCATTCTCTACTGATCCAACGTCTGATCCACTAGAGTTTGCAACCTTTACATTTAAAGCATCACGATACTCTCCTTTTTGAACAAGCCTCTCATCCAGGTCTTTGTTCATTTTTCCGGAGCTGAAGATATTTTTAAACTTCATTACTTAATCCATTTATTTCTTCCTTTTAGGGTCTGAATCAGATCAAAAGGATGTATGTCCATTAAACGGATTTTCATATTTTTCATAGAAGCAAAAGCTTCGTTTTTAATTCTTCTAACTATATATTCTTGAACATTAAACTTATGCTTTATAACCTCGTAAGCTATTTGTTTGTATATATAGTCTTCTGCTAATTTATTTATTTGTATCTCTTCTTCCGTTAAATATTCTAATCCATCTGTTATATATTCAACAACAACATGCTTTCCCTTTACCTCTGAACTAAACCTTATTACTCCAGTTGATTTATCTAAATTATAGCTTCCATTTACATTTGATATAGAAGTATCAAGACCAAACCTTCCACCAAAAAACTCATCACTTAATGATGAGGAGGCGTCTTGTGTTGTGTTTTGAATCTCCGAAAGCTTAGTATCTATAAAAGAAGTTCCTTCTAAAGCCGCTCCGTTGCCATCAAAAAGAATGTTATAACTATTATCTTGTAGGTATGACTTTGCTATTGTTGTGTTATTGTTAACCATCAAAGGGTGTAGCCGGCCTCTTTCGTCTACCCAAGACAATCTAACAAGTCTTACAAAATCTTTGGGAACTGTTAATTTTAAATTATCTGGAAGCTCTAACTCTAGTGCCTTAACATTTTTTAATGCGTCATAATTTAACTCTTGTACAGCTCTTTTAGCATGAAATATTACATCAAATCTTTTGACATTATTTATTACTTTTTCGTCTCCAATATAAAATAAATAAAAATTATTTACAATTTCCTTAAGACTAATAAATTGTGCGTCTCCATGGTTTGATGCCGATGAATAGTATTGTTGATCAGTTAGTGCCATATTACGCTTCTTTGCTTGTATTCACCTGGTCAATAGTTGTTGCAGCCTGAGTAACTTCTGCTTCCCTTATGGTAACACCAGTTAATTTTAAAACTTCAACTATAAGATTCACAGACTCATCTTGATCTAATTCAAAATCTTGATAATCAGATGCATTTATATTAAAAACAGGATTCTCTCCTATCGTATTATAGGTCCATTTTGGATCCTTTGGATTTCTTATGTAAATAAAATCAACAGCTCCTGCGAGTGTTTGAGGATAAAGTATAATGTCACTTCCTCTATCTACAAAAACAGGATAAGTGTCTGTAGGTGCTGTTAAATTAGAGTCGACTAAATATCTTTCTTTATCTCTAGAAACCTGTTCAACTTCTTTGTTTGAGTATCTCAAAGAAACTAAGTGCTGGAAATCAGTAGGCTTTATATACCTAGTCAATGTTTTAGTTACGCTTGTTTCTTCTGTAAAAACTTCAAGATTAGACTTTAAAATATCAACCCTATCCATAAAGTCAGTAGCCACCATTCTAGAGTTCCTGGCAGATACCATTCTTGAGTACTCAGAGATCTTCTGGTTAAATATTAACTGTTGTGCATGCTTTGCATAGGAATTAAACTGTTGAGGCGTTATAAAGCCTCTATTTTCCTTATTTAGTACAGTTAAAACAGTATTTCTAACATGATTTATCATGCTACAAATGTACGAAAAAAAAAGAGGTCGATATTTTCGACCCCTTAATTTCAAGCATAGTTAAGGTGGATTTACTATAGCTTGTTATTGATAGCTTGAAGGGTATCTAGCCCTTCGTCTGTTTTAAAGTAAACCGCTAATGCGCTATATACATTTTCTCCATAAGGAACTGTAATGATTTTTTCTTTATTTGAATCATTCCAACAAACAGTTCTTTGGTCATCTTTGATAAAAAGTATTCCCATTTCAACAGCCCTTACAGCAACGTTTCTTAGGTTTATGTTTTCATCTTTAGTAAGCTGAATAAACTCATTAGGATTTTGTCTAGCATAGATGAGCATATCTCTTCTTATTTCATTTGAAGCCATATCAGAGACTCTGCCCTGAAGAACGACCCTTGCAATAGCCTCTAAATCCTCTATAGGCAAGTCTTTAGCTATATTCATTGCGTCCAACTCCTCTTCTACTGTTTTAACATCAGCTTCAGCCTCTTTATTAGCATCAAATTCTGAGTAAACCTTCCCGAGATCGGGATGATATATCGATAAAAATTGTTGAAGCAATACGTTTTCTTTTGCAACAACCAGTTTTCCATCTTTAAAAATTACAGCAGGCAGTGTAACATCTCCCATCTGCTCGTCTTCAAAAAGAGAAACTTGATTAGAAGCATACCTCAGTGATCTGCTCATTGATCCATCAAAATATTGAAGAGGCTTGTTTAAATGGTGGCGTGAACGAAGTATGTAGTTCACAGGAGTCATTCCTCCTTTTAGAATATAAATTCTGTCTTTTATCTCCCAAGAGGGAGTTGTTTTTTTTCTAGGCATTGTATTAAGTATTAAATTAAAATAAAAATGATAGGTTATGGGGGCCTACTAAGCCCCCAGCCTACCCAGTTAAATTACTTCATTATGATGAAGTTGTTAGCTCCGTGTACACATAGTGCACGCTCAGATAAGAAGTGTACTTGCATTGCATCTAGATCACTAGACATTCCAGCACCTCCGGCAGATCCAACTACCCAAGACTTGTACTTTCTATCTTCAGCTTCAGACTTACGATATTTTACATGTAAGAAAGGACGAGTTGCGTTCTTTCCTAAGATCTGATCGTAAATAGTAGTTGTACCAGCAGGCACAATAACTCCGTCTACAGCAGAAGTCAAAGACCCAGTAGTAGCATCGTTTAAGTATTTCCAGTCAGATTTGTAAAAATCATATCCTAAATTAAATCCTGTAAATCCAAGATTTAAAGCCATTGACTCATCATTGTCAAACAAACCGTAAGATGCAGTTGATGCACCTGAGTTGTTTTGTGCAGCCAAAACTGTATCAATTTCAAAAGATTTTGTTCTATTCACAAACATTACGTTTTCTTGAATAGCTCCTTCTTTATCTAGAACTTTAATTAGCTCTTCAATATCAGTTCTTGCGGCAACAGATCCAGTAGCAATATTACCTCTGTTTTCGATTTCGTGGAATAAACCTTTTGTTCCTTTAAATCCAGCAGTCTCGGCACCAGAAGATGATGCGGCAGGCTTGCCTTCAATTAAAGATAACTCTAGATAATCTTCAAATCTTAAACGAGTTTCGTGCTCTGATTTTAAATACCAAAGGTATCCAGTCGCTCCATTCTCAGTAGTCACTTCAATCCATCCAATCTGAGCTAAGTCAGAACCATTAACCTCATACTTATCTTTTATAATAATTGGGTTATTAGTTTGAATATCTTTAGCGGCTTCTAAGCTACCAGCCATACCAGAAGTTCCTTTTGCAAATTCAGAACCATAGGCAAAAACCTTAAGACCAGTTGTAGCAATAGCTGCTGCAAGGTTAGCGTTTTCATAAGAGGCAACTGTAAATGTGTTCGCAGTTACTGCTGTTATGATAGCCTTTTCCTGGTCAGTTCCGTCAGAAATAACTACTGTTTGATTTACTCTAAATGGGTGTCCATTTGAAGTAACGACATCAGCTGATCTTGTAGCGCCAGTTACTGCTAGGTGTAATCTACCTTGCTCTGACCATTGAATAACGTCAGAGGCAAAAGGCATTTCAGCACCTACCATTCTTAAAAAAGAAGATACAGAACGATTTCCGTATTTTTCAAATTCTTTTTCATAAACATCGGGAAGATATTGAGATGTAAACTCAATACTTGACCCTAAATAATTACTTGAAAGCGTTGCTTTCGAAGGAGCGGGGGTTAATGCACCACCAACTCCGGTCATAGTTACAGACATTTTTTAATAATTTTAAAAGTTCTTAGTTTCGTTTTTTAATTTTAAACTCAAACTTGTCTTCTGATTCTACTATTCTAAACTTAGTTCCTCCTGTATCCGTTACCGTGTTTTCACGAACTCCCATATCGATATTTTTAGTTTCCTTAATAATATCTCCAGTAGCATCTGACTTCCCTTGCTCATAAAAATGTTTTGCTATAGCATCAGGATTCATAGCCGTGTACAAAGAACGGTGATAAGTGGCAGGGTCTTTTAAGAACCCCTTCTCATCAACATGTTGAGAAATAAAATTCTGAACATTGCTCTGATTAGACTTCACCTTATCTAAATCACTTGGTTTAAAAACTTTTTTTTCATCTCCAAGATTAAATTCAAAACCTTTGAATTCGTCTGAAAATAAAGAATTAGTTTTTTCAGTGAAATAAGAAGCCTGCTCTTTTCGAGCGATAGAATCTTTTTCATTTTGAGTTTTATATTCATTATAAAAGCTAAAAGCTTCTTTGTATGTATCAGGAATATCAGCTTCACTAGACCCTAGCGGAGCTTTGTATTTTTCCTTTAACTTTTCAAAGTGATTTCTAGCCTCATACAATGCTTCTTTGTGAGCAATTTTTTTTGCCCTAATATCCTTATCATCATCTATTTCTTGATCATAAGAAAATTGTTCATTTAAAATATGCTCAATGTCTTCCCTATCTAAATGTGGTTTTGTTTGCTCATAGTATTGACGTAATATATCTCCGTCTCCTACAGTAGCCCAATCTTTTTGAAGTTCAGCAAAGTCACCAAAAGACCTTCCGGTTTCTTTACGAAACTCCATATACTTCTCCACATCTTCGGGAAGATTTTCTTTTTCTTTATCAGTATTTGAAAGAACGTTTTTAAGGTCATCGATAGAATTTAATTCTACCTCATACCTATCTTTTAATCTACTCAAAAACCAGTTATCGTCTTTTTCTGGTTCTTCAGTTAGTAACTTTTCCTGGTCTTGCTCTTCGACTTGCTCCTGCTCTTGACCTTCACTACTTTTTTCTTCTTCTTGTTGTGGTAGCTCATTTTCTTCTTTCATTTCTTCAGGGGTTTCTTGACTCAAAACCTCTTGTGAAACTTCTTCTTCTTTTTGTTCTACTTCTTGCTGTGGCTCTATTCTATTGCCATCATCATCCAAAGCATAAACTTCGATTTTATCCATTATATTTAAATTTAATTTATTACAAAATTACAAATATATTAAGCTTTACTAAAAGCCTAATAACCAGCACTTAACGAGTCTTGACCATCAAAATCTATCGGATCTAAGTCTTGTTGTCTTTGCTGTATAAGTTTAGACTGTTGAGATGCTTGTTTTGCGGTTCTCTTGTCTTTTCTATCTTCCTTATACTTTTCTTTAGTTAGTTGTGTTTCAACCTGCATTCCTTGAATATTTGCATCTAAAGATTTTTGCTCTTGAATTAACCTAAGCTTCAAGGAAAACTCTTTATCCATTTCCAACATTTTTAAATCTGACTCCATTTTCATAAGCTCCATATCGGCTTGTTTTTTAGCCATTTCTCTTTGCTGCTTTGCCTGTTCAGCGGCCATTGCAGAGTCTTGATTTGCTTTTGCTTGCTGTTGAATATTATCTTGTTGTCTTTTCTGATCTTCTTTTTCCTTTGATTTTTTTCTAACCTTGAGGAGTTGAGAAGCTATTTTTACGTTTCTAACATTTCTAATGTCAATGGCATCATCTATATCTATTTTTCCTTGAGATAAGGATGTGTTTATGTGTTGCTCTAAAACAGCTCTTTCTTCTTCGTCTGGATGCAATTCTATGTAAACTCCAAAATCATGAAGGTGAAGTTCTTTTATTTCTTTTAGTATTTCCATACTATACCTGCCAATTGATTTGGCAAAATCCTCTTTAAATTCAGAAAACTCTAATACATCAGACATTCTGTAAGTAACACCTTCAGCAACTCTTCTTGTTATGTTTATGCCTGATTTTAAAATGTGTCTTGTAGCTGTGTTAGAATTTAATGCAGCTATTTTTTGTACTCCAACTAAGGAATTTGAATCTGGTGTAGATCCATCTCTTGCCTCGTTTAGGCCAGTTGCAGATCTAATCATTCCTAAATTGTAATTATACATGTTTATTAAAGAAGATATTTTTGCATTTGCACCAGAAGAAGTCAATTCTTGAATTGGCATCTTGCCGTGGTTAAACTCTCCTTCCTCAGTAAACGACCTTCCTATTACAGATCCGGTTTGAAAGTATAAATTCAAAGCCTCTTGTGGTGTATACATTGCTCCATTGCCCAGATTAATTGAACTTAATCCATCAATATCCATATATACGCCATCAGGAATCATTTTTGCTGTGACCTGTTGGAGTTTAAGATGTATCAGTTGTATCTGATCTGCAAATGGAATCATTCTTTTTACCAGAGAGTCCACTTGGCCCCTGTACATTTTTGGAGCACTTACAATATAGGGCGCTACCGATTTGCTCATTGAGGACTTTGGGCGAACCATGTTCTTCATCAAGTCCCATTTTAGAATGTAATTTGTTCCTAGAACAAGTACACCTTCGTACCATACGTCAATTCTTTTAGAAAGTTTTTCAAATCTAGCTTTCTCTGTTTTTGGTGGGTTAAATTGATCGTCTTTTTTAAGTACCTTGTCTCCTCCTTGAGATGTTTTCTTCTTTTTGTATACGATATTCTTATCCGTTTTATAACAGAAATACAACAGCGTTGCAGTGTTGTGATCAAAATTGTCTGTCTTATATCCGCCTCGTATCCCTTGATAAGCGTCCCATTTAGAAGACATCTTTGATATTTCCTTTATGTCTTCTTGACTTAAGGAAGGATCTATTTTTTTTAATTCTGTTATATTTACATTTTTGACTTCTCCAAAATAATAACAATCTTCAAAGTCTTGATCTTCAGTAGGGCTCCATATTAAGTTTGCTGGATCTACATATTCAACTTTTATTCCATCATGAGTATTAAAAGAGTGCTTTACAGAAGATATCCCTAATGTAGTCTGATCTTCATCAACCTTGTTTCTTATTTGCTCATAATTGTTCATTCTTAAGACGTTTTCAATAGCCTTTTCTTGAGCAATTTCTATGTCATCTTTGTAGTTTAGTTGCATTTGCAACTCTAACTCATCAGGACTTTGTGGAAGCGTTGTTGGATCTTGATCAAACATATCCTTTCCAGTGATCTCCTGCATTTCTATTAAATCATTCTTATTCCTCATTTCAGCCTGTAGCTTTAACTTATACATGGCTTTTTTATTGGATGATATTGAATCAACAGCATCAACCATAACGTCATACAATCTATTCTGCATTCCATTAACCACTATATCTACAAACTTTGGTATCACCGGAACTGGTGTCCAATCTAGGTTTAAATATGATATGTCCCCATTTATAGCAAGTTCATCTTTATATTTTTGAACCGACTGCTCTCCCATAGCATAAGTTCTTAGCTTATGGTAAGTATCTCGATTGTTGTAAAATCTTGAAGTGCCGCTTTCTTTTCTAAACCACTCGGACTCTATTGCTCGAGCCACGACTAACCCATACTCCTTAGATCCTTTTTTTGAATCAGAAGCAAGTTGATCTGGAAAGCCAATAACATTCCTTGTCTGAACTCCGTTCATATATTTTTTATCTCAATATTGTACTTGTTATTCCACCATTATTGTACCTTGCAAAGGTAACATTTATTTCTTTAACACTTTTCTTCGGTTTGCTAACATATTTGTTATTTGCCATAAGTGCAAATCCAGAACTTACAGTAGCATCAAACTTTGTTCTATTGTTTATATCATAGTTTGCCCAGTCTAAAAGTGTCCTTGTAAAATACATATTTCCAGAGCCTGAATCTAACATCCCAACATTTTGTTCAATATAAGACTCTATTGCTTCAGCATGGATTGATATTACTGCTGATGAAGAAGGAATTCCTCCAAGCTCTCTTTCTGCTTTAGATAAATCATTCTTGTGCTTATCTGGTCTTGATAAACTAAAACCCCTATATCCTCTGTTTTTTAAATGATAAAGAAGCCTTGGCTTGTTGTTTTCGGCAAGCACAGGCATCCCATAAAAAACACAAGCCATCAAAACATCTTCGTAGAATATTTCAGCAGTTTGAGGTCTACTTATGTATTCTAAAAAAAACAAATTAGATGGGGCTTCAAAGTTTATTTTAGTTATCCCATGAAGAGAGCCATTAGACCCTCCACCCCCTACGGTTCCAGATATGTCATAACTATCACACCCAAAAGCCCCTATGTGTTCGTTCCCTGGATACTTTATTCCATTTTTGTTTATCAATCTATTTCTTAACTCAATAGGAGGGATCCATGTAACATAAAATCTTCCTTTTGGATTTGGAGACCAAACAACCTCTGTGTCTTTTTTACCGTTAGCCCAAGAAAAATTACCTCTTTGTAAAACTCTTTGTGCTTCTAACCCATCGTTATAGTCTATTTGCTCATATATTTTGCTTAGATTATATAGCGTGTTTTTAGATTCATCCCTAAAAGCATGGTTTTCTGTTCTCGGAAACTGTCTATAGAATTCATTTAAAGCGTCTGAGTCGTTTTTTAAAGACTCAACTTCATTGCTCCAATAGTCAATAACTCCTATATCTATATCCATTCCGTCAATTCCTTCTACGACAGATTCTGGCGTGTTAAATACAGGATGACCATGTTTGTCTATAAACCCCTCCATGTTCCACTCCATAGGAA